CCGCGACGGCAGGCATTGTTGTCGGTCGCGCGACCAAATTGGTGGACAACTTGACTGGTATCGATGGCGCATTGCAAGTCGCCATTGACGAGGGAACGTATTACTTCGCGGCGGATGTTCCAGCGACGCAGGCCAATGTCGGCAAGTTGGCCTATGCGGCGGATGATCAGACGGTCACGATGACGGCAGGCGCTACGCTCGCCGGGGTGGTTCGCGCCTTTGATGCGAATGGTATTTGGGTGGAGTGCGGGCTGACCAGCTCGCACCTGAGCTAAGACAATGCTGCTCAATCAACCGAACCTTGACGCGCTGTTCATCTCCTTCTCCAAACTGTTCGAGCTGGCCTATTTTACCGAGGCACAGCCACTGCTCGAATCGATCGGCAGTCGCATCCCATCGAATACGCGGGACCAGCGGTATCCATTCGTGCAGACCATTTCGGGCGCCATGCGTGAATGGCTTGGCGAGCGCCGCGTACAGAATATCGTTCTTGATGGGTTTGTTGTCACCAATAAGAAGTACGAGAACACGTTGGTGATCGACCGGACCGATCTTGAAGACGATCAGTACGCTGCCTATAGCAACATGCTGATTCCGAATCTCGCGCGTCATGCGAAGCTGCTTCCCGATGTGCAGATTGCTGCCGAGATTGAAGCGAACAATGTTGGATTCGATGGTGTCCCGATGTACTCGGCTGCGCATCCGATCGATCCTTCGGGACAGAATGCAGGTGTGCAGTCGAACTTGATTGCAACCAATCCGCTGAACAGCACGAATCTCGCCAAGGCGCAGGCGCGGATGATGAGCTTCCGCGGCCCCGACAACATTCCGATGGGCTCCTACGGCTCGACGCTGCTCGTTCCGCCATCGCTGAAATTCGTGGCGGACACCTTGGCCAATGCAACCTTCTTTCCCGACGTGAAGAACGGCGTGAATGCCGCCTTCGGCTCGCAGACCAATGTGTGGCAAGGCCAGTTTACCGTCGTGGTCAGTCCCTACCTGACGGACACCGGTGACCCGACGACTGCTGTGTGGTACCTGCTTGACACCCGCACCGCGAATATGCGGCCGTACTTCTGGCAGGAGCGCGTCGCGCCCCAGCTCGTAGCGCTAGTCGACCCGTCGAACCCGAACGTGTTCTTCCACGACGAATTTTACATGGGCGTCCGCGCGCGTGGTGCCGCCGCATCGGCGCTCTGGTTTAAGGCCGTCAAGAGCACCACGTAACATGCCGCCACTCGCTCAGTCGCAATATGCAACGCCTGCCGAGTTGGCGAGACTCTCGCTCACCTCGGCAGCGTTGCAGCGATTCGGTGGCGAATCTTCGCCGATTGTGTTAGCGATGTTGCAAGCCGCCTCGAGCGAATGCGACGCTTATTTCCCCAGCCAATGGAAACTGCCATTGGTTTCCTGGGACATGAACCTCCGACGGGTGACCTGCAACATTGCCGCGTATCTGCTGTATAGCCAGTTTGGATATAATACCGCAGCGCCCGGCGATCAAATGGTCGTGCGTCGGTATGAGCAAGCGATCGCCTGGCTCATTCAGATTCGGGACAAAATTATCTTCCCACCGTACGTCGATATCACGGGCATTGATCCTCAAACGCTGGAACAGGGCGATTACGCCGTGAGCGATGGCAGTGTGGGATTTACCGCCACAGGGCGAACGTCTCGGGGATTTTGCGCTCGACCGCTCGATCCCTGGTCGTTCGTTGATTGCTGCTGACATGGCGACTGCCTACAACCTACGGCGTCTGATCGACAAAGTGGAGCGTCTGGCTGCCCCCGAGACGATTGCCGAAATGTCCCAGAAGATGGCCGCGGAATCGCTGCGCTTGATTGATCAAGGGTTCACGTCGCGCACCGATCCATATGGTGAAGGATGGCGGCCCACGAAACGGCCGAATCCGGTCCTCGAGGAGACTGGTCAGCTGCGCCATGGTTGGACCGTCGATCATATCGGCGCGAACGGATTCCAGCTTTCCAATGCGACCGAGTACGCGAAGTTTCATCAGGGCGGTACCAAGACACTGGTGATTCGCCGCATGATCCCGACAACGACTAGGGGATTGGGTCCTATCTGGGGACCGCGATTGCGGGAGATTGCGATGCGTGCGCTGCACGAGGCGATGCGATGAGTCATTCCTCGTTGCGTGTGTTGGTAGAGATGCTCGCGTGTGCGCCGCCGTTGGTGGGCTGCCACATCGCTTTTGGCGAGGAGATGATCCACGCCCAGGACTTCTCGCAGCCCGTGGTCACGGTAGTGCCCATTGGTGGCCCCTGGGCGATCACCGGCATTGATCCGGCCTACGTTCAGGCGTTGGATCCGGACGTGGAGATTGCCTGGTCTACGCAGGAACGGATCGACCTGCACCTATGGAACGCGTCGCGTGACCCCGCGCGTCAGCAGCCACTCGATCATGCGAGCGCCGTTGAGGACTTTCGCGAGCTGGTTCTGCAGGCCCTGCAGCGGCAACGCGCGCCGGGTGGCCTATTCTACAAGCCGGTCTTTGGCGAGTGGGTACAGATGAATGACCAGGTCGTTCGGCAAGGTCGTGCATACAAATTGTCCGTCGTTGTTGAATTGGCAACCACCGATATCGATCCTGTCGAGGCGACGGTCCAATCGATCACGATCGTCCCTTCCATCGTCGTGCAACATGCGTTAGGAGTAACCGATGGCTTTGCCCGGCGTGAAATTGAATGTGCTTGATGGTAGCCTGAATCTTCAGGCGGCCGGGAACGCACAGACCGTACTCTATCTCTCGTGCGGCCTTGGTGGCACCGCATTCTCGCTGTTGAGCTATGGCGACCAGCAGCAGCTTCGTCAGGAATTGATCGGCGGTGAGCTGGCCGAGCTGGCCAACTATGGTCTTGATGTCGGCGGTGGACCGGTGATGGCGATGCCGATGCCTCCTACGGTACGCGGCGGAATTGGCCCGGTCGTTCACGTCGGGGGCGGAACCGGAACAATGACCGTCACGGCTGCGCCTCAGATTTCGATCACGGTGACCACGGTGATCGATGGCGTGCTCGGTGTGGCTGCCTTTGCCTTTAAGCTCGGCAATGGGCTCAACAGCCCACCGGTGATCTCAGATGCGGCATGGTCCTCGACGGGCTATCGCGTGCCTGGGACCTATGTGACGTTGGTGTTCGTTGCAGGAACCTATCACGCGACCACACCAACCGATGTCTATGTCGTGGGCGCCGATGGCGTGGTGTCTCATCCCAGTGGTACGGGCCCTGCGGTTCCAACCTTCACGGCATCGCCGGTGGACGAATACGAGCTGGTAGTGACCATCGTTCTGGATGGCGCGCTTGGCACCATGCAGTTCACCTATACGCTCGATGGGACGGTCGCCAACACCAGTTCGACGATCATCTCCTCGGTTGGTGGAGTCTATGCGATTCCCGGCAGCGGTCTGGTGCTGACTTTCGCGGGAACCTTTTTCTCCGACGAAACCTATTCGGCGCGCACCATAGGTCCTACATTCAGCGGCACTGATTTAGCAGCGGCCTTCACGCTGCTCAAATCCACCTATTTGGCACAGAGCAGCTATGCCATGATCGCGATCAATGGCGCACCTGCCGATGCGGCGGCCTGGGCTGCGCAGGCGACAGTGATTCAGGCTCAGGCTGAGGCGCTGTTCAATCTCGGCGTGTTCGTGCGTTGCTTCAATGCTGGCCCAACGGTGGGGACGATCCACGCCGATGGGACTGGCGATATCACGATTGATTCTGCCGATACAGATTCGATCGTGGTGGCCGCTCGTGCGACCGTGAATACGCCACGAGATGTCTTGTGCGCGGGTGATTGGCGGATGTCTTCGACGCTGAGCGGATTGGAGTTTCGCCGCAATGCCATGTGGGCCGCGGCGGCTCGCGCCAGCGCACACGAATCGAGCGAGGACATCGGGGCGGTTCAGGATGGTGCAGTCACCGGCGCCATCAAACTCTATCGCGACGAAAACGCCACCCCTGCCTTTGATGCGGCAGGCATCGTATGCCTACGCACCTTCACCGGCGGTGGAACCTCAGGTGTCTACATCACCGAGGGATTGACCGGGGCGCTCGCCACCAGCGATTTCTATCGGCTGGCCAATGGCCGAGTGATCGATGTGGCTTGCGGGGTCGTGCTGGCGAATGCGAGACCGCTGGTACTGGCGAAGATCCCCACCACCACACGGAACAACTTCCCTGGCGTGATTACGGAACGCAAAGCACAACAGATCGAGGGCAAGCTGGCCGGTGCACTTCACACGGTGCTCATCGATCGCGATCCGGCCGATGCCACTGACGTGGACGTGGTGGTCAATCGGACGCATAACGTGCTCTCGGATGGTCAGCTCATTCTGTCTGTATCGGCGCAACCATTCGCCTACGCACGGACTGTGACGGCAAACATCGGACTGAAGGTGATCACGTGAGCGACAAAAATCGCGGTGGATATGTGGTGCCGAACGATCCGTTGCTCGACATAATCGGCACGAATCTCATGGCCGAATTGTTCGCCTGCGAGGCGCGCGATCGAAAGCAATTGGTCATGCACGCGCTCGGGCGCGCCTATCGTGCGGGAGAAGATCACGAGCAGAAGATCGTGAACTTTGAAGGGAAGAGCGTTTCACTCAGCAAGCTAGTTCCTCCATCGGCACCACCAGCTGCGGTCCCTGGTAGATCTATCGGGAGCAAATAACATGGCTCAACAGCAGACTGCGATCAACGGAAACCGATACAGTTTCACGTCGGTCAGTGTCGAAATGGGAAATTCCGCCATCCCGAAGGGCGTATTCCGATCGATCAATTACGAAGGCACGAAGGACCCCGGCGTCATGCAGGGCAACCAAATTGTGGTCGTTGGATTGACGACAGGGTATGGACAGGGATCGGGTGACTTCGAGATGGCCGTCGCGGAGCTGGACGACTTCTTCAGCAATGTGACCAACAATGGACAATTCAATGTCATGGATGTTGACTTCGATATCCGAGTAAGCTTCTCGGTGAATGACATTGATGTGCGCACCGATGTGCTGCGCGGATGCCGGATCACCGCGGTTACCTCGAGTAACGCGAGTGGTAATGATGCGACCGTCAAGAGTTGCAAGCTGTTCATTCGGCGCATCTGGATCAATGGGCTGAGCCTCTTCGAAGACCCGGCGGCGGCTTAATCGTGGACCGAATCAACGATCCTGATCAGTTGACCATCGCGCAATTCAAGGCGCAATTTGCCGATCGCGCGCTTGCGCTCATCGAGGCGGAAGATGGGGACACTGTCTACTGCTTTGTGATGACGGGTCCGACGCGCGATGAATACGACAAGTTCGCGAAAGAGATGCTCGAAGCAAGTGCGATCAAGAACGATTATGAGCGCGTGCTGGCCATTCGTTCTGTCGTCGAGCGGTCGGCTTTTGCGCAGATTCGCTATCCAGAACGTGCCGAGGTGAAACGAATCTTCGATTCGCGACCTGCGATGATTGTCGAGTTTTCGGAGCACATTCGCAATCTCGCCGGTGACTCGATCACAGTGCGCGCAAAAAAATTGTAGCGGCATTCAATGAGGCCAGTGACCGACGCCACTTGGAAGCCGCTGCTCGGTGTCTCAAGGCAGCCGAACGAGGCAGTGCAGCCGATCTGAGCGTTGAGGAGGAGGTAGGGTTCATGATTCGCGCGGACCAATACTTCTGCCTCAGTCATCTTCGCGAAGCCCATTCCGCCAAACGAGGTAGCTAAATGGCGGAAAAAGAAACGCTCGAACTTGACCTCCAAGTCGAAGGCATCGTTGCTGGGTCGAAACGTGCAGCTACATCACTACAGGGCGTGGAGAAGGCTGCACGCAGAGCAAAAGAGTCACTCAGCTTCGGCGATCAGGCCGGCAAGATCAATTCCCAGCTCGACAAGATCAAGGCGGATCCGCGCGGGTTCAAGGATGTGATTCGCGCGCAACGAGAACTAGGAGAGATGAAGCGCAAGCTCCGCAAGGAGGATGCGCAAGAGGGATTCTTCGGCAGCTTCACCAAAGCGCTTCCCTTCCGCTCGATCGCGCAATATACGCAAGCCGCCTTTGCCGGAGAGCTGATGGCGGGTGGCGTGGAGAAGATTGCCGATACCATCATCGAGTCCGTCAAGTTCGCCGTAGAGCTATTGACCGAAGGCGTAAAGAAGGCCTTCGAGGAGGCAGGGAAACGCGAGACGTTAACCATCGGTGAGAATCTGTCGCTGGGACCTGCGGGTGGTGAAGCATTCAAATCGGATGTAGAGCGCTTTGCCCCCCAGACCGGATTCACGGCGAGCAACATCGAAGCATTGCTCTTGCCCCTGCGACGTGCGGGATTGGACCAGCAAGCCACCCGGACGGCCTTTGCGGCTGCGACGGATGTCGCGGCGGGTCTCGGCAAGGGTGCAGACGAAGGCACGGTGTCGGGGCTCCTGGATGCCTTCAAAGAGATCAAGCTTCGGGGAGGCGTACGCAAGCGCTCACTTCCGGGTCTGGGTGTGGATGTAAAGTCATTCTATGGCGACTTGGCGAAACAGCTTGGGGTGTCGGTGGGCGCGGCTGAGAAGATGGCTGAGGCTGGCAAAATCGATCCACAGCAATTGCTTAACACCATCTACAAGGCCATTGAAAAGCGCCAAGGTGGTCAGCTTGGGACGGGCGGTGAAGCGGTCTCTCGTTCATTCGAGGCGCGGATCGCCAAACTCAAAAATCTACCCAATGAATTCTTTGAGCAGCTCGCCAACAGTCCGGATTTTCTAAAAGTCTCTGATGCCATCGGGACTATCCTCGAGAAGCTCGACCCAAATTCTCCATCGGGACAACGGATCATGGGATCGCTCAATTCCATGTTTTCGAAAATTGTGAGCTGGTTTGATGATGTGACAAGCCCCGAGGGAATCGATCGCTTGACCGCTGGTATTCAGGTCGCCGTTTCTTTTACAC